GTACCCCGCACGCCTTTGATTCACTTTATGACGATGAAGAAAGTAAGGGCGCTGACTGCCTGACAATTCCTCTTTTCAATAAAGATTTCCGAATTGATGAGCCCAAAGGGCGCAACACTTTCGGCGTGCCGTTTGAGCCGGTATATGTTTTTAGCGGCATCGGAAAAGGCGCATCGTTGCTGCGACCGGACATCGATTATCGCTACAGCAACGGCATTATCACTTTTGTCACAGCGCCAAAATCAGTCATCGACTGTTACGGGGAATCAGCGTGGCCGGAGCGTTTCAACGATGCCGAACTTCTCAAGCGCCGCCAGCAGACGCGCACGCTAAACGGCTGGGATTCGCAGTATCTGTTGCGTTCACGCCCTGTTCATAACTTGCGCCTGGATCCGGACAGAACACGGGAATACAACTGCGAGATAGTTTTCAGGCGCGCCAACAATGTGACGACCGCTTACCTTGGCAGCGTCCAGTTAACTGGCGGTTCCTGTTACTGGGACGTCTCAACAGGGAAAAGAAAGAGTGATGCATCTGCCGTCAGCCTTATTTTGCAGGATACCAGGGGCCATTATTACTGGCATGTCTGCGAAGGGTTAGAGGGCGATCTTGCAGAGTTTGACGACAGCGGCCAGATTTGTGGCGGCCAGGTCTGGCAGCTAAGAAGCCTGGTTATTTCCTTCAACATCCCCCGCGTAACCGTCGAGGTAAACGGGCCTGGTTCATTTGCAGGCAAGTTACTGCGTCAGGCTTTAAAGGGGCTCAAATGCGCGGTGGTAGAAATCACCGTAACCACGAATAAACAGCAACGCATTCTGGATGGTCTGGAAGGCCCGCTAACGTCCGGCATTCTCTGGGCGCATACGCGCGTGCTCGACGGGCCGCTATACGAGCAGATGCGGGAATTTAACCCAATGCTGACCACGCAGGAGGATGACTATCTCGACAGCGGTAGCGGGGCGATTATTGAGCAGCCAGTAAAAATCGGGCATGTGCAGCATGAAAATCCTGCGCGCGGTCACGGTGAGACCTGGCGACAGACACACGGCACTTACGAAATAGAAACGGAGTATTAAGCATGAGCGTACCGGCACAAGTACCTATTAGCGGGCCATACATTGCGAACGGGGTTACAACGCAGTTTACCTATAAATTTTATCTGCTGTTTGCCACTGATATGCAGGTGTTTGTAGGTGGACTGAAAAAGACACTGAACACTGATTACACTGTTACCGGTGTTGGCAACAGCCAGGGCGGAAACGTGGTATTCACTACCGCACCCGCCAGTGGGCTTGAAGTCCTGATCAAGCGCTCCACGCCTTACACCCGCCAGACTGACTACGCAGATAACGGTGATTTGCTGGCGGACGTTGTTAACGATGATTTTGATCGCATCTGGCTGGCACTCCAGGAGATTAACGCCAGCTTTTCGAGCTCAATCAGTAAACCCGTTGGCGGTAACTGGGATGCGCAGGGACTCAGGCTAACCGGCCTTGCTGATGGTTCTCAGCCGCAGGATGCCGTCACTTACAATCAGCTTTTTACGGTTAACGGATCGGCGGGACAGAGTGCCACGGCGGCCGCTGACAGCGCCACGGCAGCAAAAAACAGTGAAAGCAACGCGGCCAGCAGTCAGCAGTCAGCAGCTTCAAGCGCCAGCGCCGCATCTGTATCAGCAGGTAATTCCAGCGACAGCGCAAACCTGGCTCAGAAATGGGCTGCTAACCCTGTCGGAACGGAAGTGACAGCGGGGAAATACTCTGCATTTCACTATGCATCGAAAGCGAGTGATAGCGCTACAGCGGCAGCTACCTCAGCAACGAACGCGGCTACATCAGCCACGAATGCATCTAACTCAGCGGCGGCGGCGTCTCAATCAGCAACTAGCGCTAAATCCGATGCTGACAGGGCGCAGTCTGCTAACCCTGATAACCAACTTAAGAAAGCCAACAACCTTAGTGACGTTGCTGACAAAGCAACAGCCTGGAAGAATATTGCTCAGTTCGGTTCTGGCGCAGGAAAAGCAGTAGAAGGGAATGATGTCCGGTTGACGACGATCGACGGTAATTCCGGCGGCGTAGTAACCAGCAGCATCGGGCTGACAAAGGCGGGATCTTCTTTCTATAAAGAATGGGTAGCAGCCACAGGAGACAGCAGCTTTAGACGAAATGAATTGGGCCGGGCCTACGCGGGTTACAGTGATCGACAGGCTTATGGCTCTTGGGATTTTGCTGAAAGCGTAGGTAATTATTACGCCATAAGGTTGGTTTGCGTTAACAATGAACAGCAAGGTAATTCCGTGGCAATGGATTTCCGTGGCAATGGCGTTGCATATAATCCTGGGGGGTGGCAGACGTATTCTGACGCAAGGACAAAAGAAAACATTACTGTAATTGCAGACCCTATCGAGCGTCTTTTTAAAATGCGTGGCTACACATTTAAAAAGTTCGGCATCCCTGGGGCTGGGGTTTTAGCACAAGAGGCGATTGAGGCCGTTCCTGAAGTTGTTACAGATTCTGGTGATTTAGTAATGCCTAATAACGGAGCAACTATTAAGCACGCACTATCACTGTCGCCGGGTGATTTGGTTGGGCTGTTGATCGAAGTTTGCCGCAATCAGGAGGAAAGATTACAGGCGATTGAAAAAGCAGCAAAAAATGCTTCTTAGCTTTTTCAAACCAGGTGCTAGTCAGTCGCGGCACCTGTAATTTAAAAATTTCCTTTCCTACCAACGCCTTTACCAATCTCATAGCCGCAGCGGCTTAACCGACTTTTTTCAGCCAAGGAGTGGCACGACTAAACCTGTTTGAAGAGTACCGCCCACAGCCGAACAGTGAGGTTCTAATGCACGTTATTGATGGGCTGAATCAGAGCGGCAAGGCCAGTTTGTTTTTTGCAGGCCAAGGTATAGAAAAATCGTGGACCATGAAGAGAGAAATGCTATCGCCGGCATACACGACGAGATTTTCAGACTTGCCTATAGCCAAATAGCCGAAGTTATAAACAAATATCTTAATGTGAAAAAAAACCCGGTCTCCCGGGCTTTTTTTTATTTTTTCATTTCGGCTTCAATCTCGGCAACTCTGTCTATTGCACTTTTTAGTCGATTGATACGGCTCTCAGTCCAGCGAAATTGAGAATCGCCAGATGGGGCGCATGCTCTGATCGATCCAGATTTCAAAGCCTTCTTGATAGAATCCGCGTCGTGATGAGCACTTAAATTGGTTACAGGGTCGTTAGCTGACATGTTTAAGTTATTAATTTTCATAATCATCCCCCTATCATGGATGGCGGTGATGACACTATTATAGTCATAATTTTCATCGTGCAAGTTGTGATCGCCTGTGGAAATGTCCGAAAACATAATTGTGCCACCACTACATACGTCGAGGCGCTTTGCCGTTTCAACTGCGGTTCTGAAACAGCGATTCCTATCAAAGCACTCAGCAGCGTAATCTTTACCAGAGCCTGAAAAAATACCAACGTAGCCTTGTGTCTGAGTATCGACTAAAACCATTTTTGGGCCAGCATCAAAAAGAATGTCGCCTTCATTGGTAATCAACATCACAGATACAAGTCTGATCTCACTAAGAGCGACTTCGGGCATGTTGTCACTATTGATCGTTGGTTGTTGCCACCAACGTTTCCACTCGGAAATGAGTTGCCCATCTCCGGCTAGAATCAATGATGCACCAGGACGTATTGCAATTTTGTGAAAACCGGTGTCGTCTGCATAGATGAGATAATCACCGTCGGTTGACGTAAAAACCGCCGACCATCTTGAATCTGAGGCCAAGATGCGACGATTGTAATCGTAAACAGTTGTTGTCATTTATGACGCCCTTCCTAGCATCAAAGTGGCGTAACTCTACATTAACCACGAAGTGTTGACTAATCGATAATACTTATCGGTATTAATCGATTTAACTTTAGTACTAATCTTAGGATAGTTTGCATTAGAGCAAATTAATTGGAAGAAAAAAGCATGCAACTGCACACTTATAAGAATTTATTTAGTTTTGTTTGTGTACATTAATGTGTACTTTTAATTGGGTGGTTTTTGTTCAATTAGCTGTATTTAAATGGTTAATTTTCTTTATTACCTTAACCCATTTAACTAAGGAGACGCCAGCGCAGTATACCGCAGTTAAGCGGCAGGATTCACTACACTGCCGCGCGTTTGCTTATTCTGTCAGCAATTTAGCGTTCTTCTTGCTGCTGCTGACGTTTTTTCTCCGCTTTGCGCCGTTCTGCCTTCGCCTTTGCCTGAGCAGCTTCGCCCATATCATTGCGAATCTGGGCGTGACTT